GGTTAATACAAACTTCCAACAACGAATCGTAGTGTCCGGTTACTACGCGCCCATCCCGGGCACTGTTTTCTACGTACTCGTGGCGCGCGTATCCCCCCGCCTTCGCCGCCAGTTCCAGCATCTCGCGATCAGTCATTTCGTCTCCTTCTCCGCGCGGGCGCGGATGGCGTCTTTCAAGTCGGCGTTGTCTTTGGCGTAGCTGTCCACTAGGTCGAGAAGTTCCTCCCGCTCCCTCGCGACCGCCTCCGCGACGTGCTGCTCGATTGCGGCGCGGAGCGTGCTCATGCGTTTGTCAGACCGTTCCTCTGACTCAAATCTGCGCGATGACCCGTAGCGGTAAGCCGCTGATATCACCTCGTCGATGCTCATGGCTTCGCCTCCGTGGCGGCGAGGGCTTCTTCGGCAACGCCCCGCGTCCACTCCGCTGCGTCCAGCGTTTCCGCCGGTCTGTGACTCCCGTTCCAATACGTCGCGATCTCGTCAAGAGTCTTCCGCAGCCTCTCAATCTCTGCGTCTCGCCATGCCATTTCCGCCTTAACGTGCAGCTCGATTACATGGCGCAATAAAGGGGACACGCCGAAATCGTTGGCGACTTTCATCACCTCGTCGATGCTCATGGCTTCGCCTCCGTGGCGGCGAGGGCCGCATAACCTTCCTTAATGTCAACCCAGCGGACGTAGCAAAATCCAACAGGAATGATGGCAGACTCGACTACATCGGGCGCGCTTAACTCGCTTGGCAACATCACCAGCAGATTGCGCAGCGCACTCCGCAGCCTCTCGATCTCCGCGTCTCGCCACGCCAACTCGGCCGCGATGTCGCTCTTCGCGTGCAGTCCTTCTCCGGTCATTGCAGACACGTGCCGCAGGTAGTGCTCGCCAAGGGCGAGGTGGTCCCGCTTTGCGTATTGGTTGCTCATGGCTTTGCCTCCTGTGAGACGACAAACTCTGCCCACGCTTCGTCGTCAGTGTTCATCGGTTGACAGTTGGTCTTGTACGAGTCGCGGCCCGCTTGGAATATCGCTCTCTTGCCGATCAGTCGGCCCCGCAACCGCTCGACCTCGGTAATCAATCGCTCGATCTCCGCCCGCGCCTCGTCGCGCTCGCGAGTGATGGCGTCTACCTTTGCCATCAGCGCAGACTCACGAGTCCCGCCAATCCCCAACAGACGAGCCTGTTTTGCGATCTCGCGGCGCATCTCGCGTAGGTCTTTGCACATATCGCCGTAGTCGGTCATGGCTTTGCCTCCGTGGCGGCGAGGGCTTCCAGCGCAATCACCTGCGCATCGGCAAGGCTCGCGGCTTCGTGCTTGATCGCGCGCAATGCCGTCCATGCTTCTTCCGCTCGCGCTCTCCAGTAGCACACGTCGCAAAGGTGCCCGTCCGAACCATCGCGGCCGTGGTGCCCGTGGTTGATCGCGTAACTTCCGCAGGCTCTGCATACGCTCATCGCTGCTCCTGTTTGGTGGACGGGACGGGACTCGAAACCCGCTGCCAGATAAAACAGGCTTTTCTGATGGGGCCGCCTGTTAACGGCACCCCCGCACGTCCTTCCGTGCTGCCCGTCCGTTGATCGTCAGAACGGCAATGACTCGTCCAAGTCGTCCAGCGTGACCGCCTTCGCGCGCTGCGGCTCCGGCCCCTTCTGCACATCCTGCTTCGGCTTGATGTTCAGCGAAAGGAACGTCCCGCCGTTCCCCTGCTTCTTCCATCCCGCGATCTCCACCAGGACACCGCCGACCATCGCATCGCCGCGATAATCGGGCTGCGACGAGCCTTCCTCTTTCTTGTGGTTCGTGAAAAGCGATCCGGACCCTTCGCGATGTTCGTAAGCCATTACGCTGCCTCTTTGTGTGAGTAGTTCAAAACTTGCCTGACTGCGTCCTCAACGTCCGCCAGGAACGCGCGCACCTTGTCTTCCATTTCCTCGATCACCTTGTCGTCACGCTCGATTCGCACGATGCACAGCCGCGCCTTGTCGGGCATGGCCGAGCAGTACGAGACAAAATCAACCGCCTGCGCGCCTGTGCATGCCATCTGCAAAATCATCTGCGGCAGGTAGTCGGCGGGCGGTTTCCCAGCGCGCAGCGTGGCGATATGACCGGCCGGGCGAGGGCACTTGATCTCGACAAGTAGCGCGCCGTCGCGACCATCGGGGGACGCGCCGCACCGATCGATCTCTGGGTGCAACACGAATCCCGGCACGCTCACAAGGCGGTCGGTTGCCAGTTCGTACAGCGACCGCGCCATCGGCTCGTCCTCGATGCCGCGCATCATGTCGGCGGTCACGAAGGTTTGCGTTGCCTGCCCGGTGACGCGCTCCGCGACCAATTGCAGCAGGTATTTCTCCCGCCGCTCGCTGGGTCCGGACTTGGTCATCGCGACCGCATCAGCGACGCGCGAAGCCGTCACGCACCCTAGGCGCGCAGCGAACCATTCGGGCGTCCCCTGCTTCACGCGAAGCCCTCCTTCGCAACATCCTTCGCAGCCACGATGCGCTCCAACGCGCGTTCGTCGTTCGCATCCTTCGCGACCTTGCACGCCAGCTTGAACGCTGCGAGAAGGTCGTCCTTCGTTCCTGCGTCGGCGATGTTGTTCAGCAGATCGGTCAGCGTGCTTTCGTCGAGTGGCTTCGCGCCGCTGATTTCGTAGACCTCGCCATCGGCGTCCGGCGTTCCTTCTATGGGAACGCAGAAGGTCAGGAAAACGGCGTACTTGTAAGCAATGCTCATCGCCTTGTTCGTGGACTTGTCGCCGCTATCCATCGCCTCGCCGATCGTTTCTGCCGTGTGCTTGCTGCCATCGACAGCAGATACAAAATCGAACGCAGCCGACACCGTCGTGTAGAACACCGCGCCGCCGCTCTTCGTTTGCCGCTCCACCGATGCGCGGTTCGTGATGCGCGGGAAAATGCACAACTTGTGTTCTGCGAGCAGCGGAGACAGCGCGTTCAGCACGTCATCGATACCGCGAAACGCGAACGATGCCCCGCCGCCCTGTTGTGTTTTGCGTCCCTTCGCGATGCCGACTTTCGACAGGCTCGCGGTAATGGACGCGATTGCTTCGTAAACATTCATGACCATCCCCTTAGAAACCTTCTGACCACCAGTGCCCAATGCCCCACAGCACCACCAGGCACCCGACCGCAAACACCAGCGCAAGCCATTCGGTTTGCGTCGCGTCGTCCTTCGGCTCGTGCCAGCGGCGTTCGCGTTTCGTGAAGTGGCTGCGCATCACTTGCCACCGGTATGGCCCGCCGTATCGCCCGTTTGAACGATGTCGGCATTTTTTGAAGTGATTCCGCATCACTTGCCCTCCGCTTTGGCGATGGCGGCGCGGGCTGCGTCAACGCGCGGCTGAATAATTTCGGCGCAACCTTCCCAAGCCGGGTCGCGCTTTGCGGCTTTGCGCATGTTTCCTTGCGCAATAACCATGTCCGTCAGCAATTCGCGCAGAGCGTCGTAAAGCTCCGGCGCGGCGGCGATCAAGACGGCGTCGGCGGTCAGGCGCTCGATTGCCATAGGGCGGGCGTGCGGAACGACGCAGACCGTCGCGCCGGCCGACGCGGATACGACCTCGCCGGGGATCGGAGTTCCGGCCGCATTCGTCGTTCCGATATGGGTCCACGGACCCGGCGTGTGCTTCGTATCCATCACGCCGCCCCCATCACGTCACGCATCGCACGCCGATGCAGTTCTTCGATCCGCGCGTTAGCACGCCCCACGTCGTCGCAGGCGTCGCGCCACATCAGCATTGCGCGGTCCCTTTCCAGCTCCGCGCCCTCGCGGCGCATCTGCCACCACCACAGACGGATTTGGTGCAGGTAGTAGGTCATCGGTATCTCCTAGGTTGGGAACTACGGGCTTCAGCCGATTCCGCTGCCCGGTACAGCGGCGGGAGGTTCGGACGCGTTCATCGGAGCGTCCCGACCTACGCAGACAGATCGGCCATCCGTCTGCGCGGGTCGCCTAAAGCGTCATGCCCATTCGCTGTGGACTTCGTCGATCAATTCGAGAATTCGCGCATCGTCCGCGCTCGTGATCTTTTTCACGAGCCACGGGGCCGGCCTGCCGCGCATGTCGAGAACGTCGTATTCGGCACAGTCGCCCGGGTCGCGGTGCTCCGGAGCGCCTGCCGTGTAGGCAGGACGGCCGTAGCTGGTGACGCCGATCAGGCAGGGGATTCCAGCAATGCGCGTTTCGATCTTATCGAGGTAGGCCATTTCAGACTCCGCGGTAGACGTTGGGGATGTACAGGAACGCGCCAGTGGCAGGCGACTCGCAGCTTGCAACGCAACCGGCCGGCATGTTATCCGGCGCATCAAGCGCTTCGGACTTGACGCCGAGAAGACGGTGTGTGCTCTCCATGTCAACCCGCGAGAAAATCTCACGGATTGCGTACTGGTTGAGTTCGTCGGTGCTGTAGGCGGTTTTCATTTGGCGACATCGCGAATAATCCTGCATTCAATCGAGCCGCCAGCTGCCTTGACTTTCGCGACCCCGCCCTCCCAGTCTGTAACCTTGCTGCAACCGCTCCCGAAAAACACGCCTTCTGAGGTTTCCTGGAACTCCTGCGTTTTGCCGTTCGGCAAGGTCATGGTCCAGATTTTCAGTACATCGCTTGAGATGTTCATCTTTCCTCTCCCTGTCGTTGCCGTTCGGTTACGGCATGGACGAAAGATAGGCGCACACAATCACGCCGTCAAGCATTCTTCACAAAATATTTTCATGAATGCTCAGAACACTTGACACGGACGGCCCCGTCACGCATCCTCGGGCCATGAAAGTTGATGACCTCATTCCGACCGTTTTCCGCGACACCGAAGACCTGCGCAAGGTCCTCGGCGTTACACGTGCGGCTGTCTCGCAGTGGAGACTAGCCGGCAAGCTGCCTGTGCGGCGCGTCCTGGAAGTGCAGGACTGGTGTCGCAAGAAACGCCGGAAGATTCCCGCGTGATCCTCTCCCTCCCCTCCGGCGCAAGCCGGGGTTTCCCGCGCCGTGTGTACTCCGGCCGGGGTTTTTCTTCCCGAGTGGTGCGTCATGAATGACGTTCTAGCTTTCTTGGCCGCCCTTGATTGCCGACCCTCGGCCGTCATCGTGCATACGCCTGACCTCCATCGCGTCGCCTACTACGAACACGGGACGGTCTACACGCGATCCACGGACCCCGCTGTCCTCGTCCACGAGCTGTGGCACGACTGCCAGCGGCAAAGGCTGGGGGATGCGTGGGACGCGGTGGAACAGGCGCGCAGGGAAGCGGAGGCGCAGCGCGTAGAATCGATCTGGAGAGCCGACTAGTGAACTTCGTAAAGCTCTACATCGGCGACTACCTGCGCGACACGGGCACGCTGACGCTCGCCCAGCACGGCGCTTACATGCTCATGTTGTTGGAGCACTACGCGACCGAAAAGCCGTTGCCTGTAGGGCGCGAACTGCACCGGCTGCTGCGTGCTGACAGCAAGGCAGAGCGGGATGCCATCGACTTTGTAGCAGCGAAGTTTTGGACCCTGACCGAAACCGGTTTGGTTAACAACCGGGCCGACAAAGAAATCGAAAGGGCTTCGAATCAACGGGCGATTAATCAGGAAGTCGGTAAGCGCGGAGGGCGTCCGAAACGAACCGAACAGCTAACCGAATCGGTTACCGAAACGGAACCGAACCGTAACCCTAACCAGACACCAGACACCAGACAAAGAGAGAGAGAGTGCGCGCCGACCGCTCGGCCTCGCGGCACTCGCCTACCCACAGGCTGGACCCCGTCAAGCGATGCGCTGGACTGGACTAAGGCCGAAAAGCCCGGGCTTGACCCTCTGCAAACGCTGGAGAAATTCCGCGATTACTGGACCGCTCAACCGGGACAGAAGGGCGTGAAAACAGACTGGGACGCGACGTGGCGTAATTGGGTCAGGCGAGAAATTCCGCCGGCCGGGGGACTGCCTGCCAACGGACAAAGGTTCGTTCCGGTATGAACCATCCATTCCTTTCGACCCGTGAAGACGCCGAACTTTCGCTGCTCGCGAACTTCGTCACGGACCCTGCGCGCATGGATGGGCTAGGGCTCACTCCCGAGGACTTTGGCTGGGTTGAGCACGCCGAACTCTTCCGACACCTGCAAGCGTTCCACGCCTTCGATGCCGCTGTCTGTGAAGCGGAATGCGGAGAGGAAGTCGCACAGCTCGGGCGCGATCTGCTCGCGATCTGGCCCGCTACAAACCCCGCCGGATGGGCGCGAATCCTTCGCCGGGTGAGTGCGACCGAGAGCTATGCACACGCAGTAAAAAAGACTCTGAGCACGTCGAAGAACGTGACCCCACGCAAGCCAATCAGGGAGTGGAAACCGACATGAAAGTTTTCAAAAGCGGGGCGTTTGCCGATCAGGTGCTATCGCTCTACAAGCGCGGTCTTCCGCCTGGATGTTCGACAGGATGGCCGTCCGTGGACCGCTGCTACACGGTCGCAGCGGGTGAATTCTCGATCGTGACCGGCATCCCGAACCACGGCAAATCGACGTGGCTCGATGCGCTGCTGGTGAACCTGCTTGGGCAAGAATGCAACGGCAAACCGTGGCGGTTTTTCGTGTGCTCACCGGAGCAACAGCCCACGGAGTTGCACATTGCCGAACTGCTCGAAAAGCACATCGGTAAGCGGTTTCGCGATGGTCCTGGGCCGAGGATGCGTCAGGACGAAATGACGGATGCAGTGATGGCGGTCATGGATGCCCGATTCGAATTTGCCGAGTTGGAGCACGAGGACGAGTTCGCCGACGTGTTGACGGCTGCCCATGCGTTTGCAAAGCGGTGCGCCGATCTGGGCTATCAACCCGGGATCGTGTTGGACCCGTGGAACCGCTTGGAGCATCGCCGGCCGACGCATCAGAGCGAGACGGAATACATCAGCGATGCGCTGACCTGCACGGTGTCGCTGTGTCGCGATACGGGCGCGCATATGTGGCTTGTTGCGCATCCGAGGCAGTTGCAGGCGGATCGCAACACCGGGCAACGGCCCGTGCCGACTGCCTACGACATCAGCGGCTCGGCCCATTTTGCGAACAAGGCCGACAATATCATCGTTATCTGGAGGGATATGGCTGCGGCGCATCAGGGCTTGCCGACTGCGTTGGAAACGACCGTTTACGTCCAAAAAGTGCGCCGTCGTCACATCGGCAAGGTCGGGAATATGCGGCTCAAGTACGACCTTCAGAGCGGGCGCTATCTCGACGTGATCGAGAGCTACGTGGAGCGGGGCATCAACGCATGAACGTCCTGGACCTCTTCAGCGGCATCGGCGGCTTCTCGCTCGGGTTGGAACGGGCGGGGTTCAGGACCGTTGCGTTCTGCGAAATCGATCCTTACTGCCGGCGCGTGCTGGCGAAGCATTGGCCGGAGGTGCCCATCTATGACGACGTTCGAACTGTTTCCGCTGACCGACTGCGCGCCGATGGAATCGCCGTCGATGTCATCTGCGGCGGATTTCCCTGCCAGGACATCAGCGTTGCCGGAAACGGGGCAGGGTTGGCAGGCGAACGCTCCGGCCTATGGCGCGAGTACGCCCGAATTATTGGCGAGCTTCGACCCCGTTTCGTCATCGTGGAAAACGTCGCAGCTTTGCTTTATCGAGGGCTTGACGACGTACTCGGGGACTTGGCCACGCTCGGGTATGACACGGAATGGCATTGCATACCAGCTTCCGCCGTTGGCGCCCCTCACAGGCGCGACAGGGTCTGGATTGTGGCCTACGCCAGCGGCACGGGATTGGAAAGACTGCGGAGCGCCTTCGGAGACGCAGCGGAAATCACCGACGCTGGGTGCCAGCTTGCTAGCGCCAACGCCGCGCAAATCCAGAGGCTACACGGCATACAGCACGGTTGGATATGCCCCGTCTCTGACGGAGTGGATCAGCGGCCAGCGTGGGGCGGTCAACAATGGCCACAAGCCGAACCCATCCTTTGTCGTCTTCCGGCTCGGTCTCTGCATCACCCCCAACGGCCAAGACAGCCTTCAACTCCTGGTCCTGGATGCTTTGCACGATCTCCCACGGCAGACAGTGCCGAATGGCCACCCACGGCACGTCACGCCACCGCTTGGCCGGTCCCTCGCGGTAGTCGCGCCACGAAATAGCCTCATAGCAAAGCCGCTCGTTGGTCCCGTCATCGTCGGCGTCGAATTTGACCCGGATCGGCCCCCTGCCAGCAAGCAAAGCGTCTTGGGTAAGCTCTTCCAGTTCGCTCTCAATCGCACCATCGTCGCACTGGACCATGATTGCGCGCTCAAACACCTGCGCGACCTGTTGCGCAACCGATGTTTCCTTGTTTGCCCTGCCCGTGCGAAACCGCTCACGAATATCAGGAACGGGCGTAGAGTTGAATGTCGCCGGAACCATCGTTTCGATGTTCGAATGCAGAATGTTGAAGTCGTAAACCGTTCCCTTGCGGTCTGACTTGTCATCCGACAGATAAGCGACCTCGGCGCTTTCCGCCTGATCAAACCAATCTTGCTCACGCCGGTCGGCTGCGGCGATTTTTTCCAGCCATTTTGCGCCAAGGGCTTTCAGGTCATCGGCTTTGTATTCGGTCATCCCCGGCCCCTTCTGCGGCGCACCATGGCCTCAACAGCCTCACGGACGCTGATATTGCCTGTCACCGTGCCATCTGGATTGGCAACATAAACCAATTCTTGCGGTTTGGCTATAGGTGTAGCGGTTACCTCTTCCCGCCATGACAAGCCAAGGTAGCGCCATGCCGATCCAAAATGCTCGGCCCAATCTTTGACCGGCGTTTCGCGGAATGTCTTGCGCTCATCATCCCAATCGCGCCGGTAAGACTTTAGCCCTTCGCACCCATGGGAAACACGCTCTGCCCGATCATCATTCCCCGCATGGAATAGCGCCGAATTGATTGCCACCCGGCCAGCCTGCAAGCCATCCGCAACGCTCACGCGGGGAATACGTCGAGGCTTGCGGCCAAGCTGCCTTAGCGTCTCGATCCGGGTCTTTCCGCTGCCCCATTCTGTGACCATGATATCGTGCGGAACGTAATCGTTTCCGGCATATCCCTTGGCATTCAGCCATCCACACCAGTCTTCGAGGTTGTCACTGTCTGGCAGGTAGAAGTCCACAATGCGCAATTCACCGCCAATGACCTGAAAGCACCAGATCGGGTTGTTGTGCGTGGCCCCCAAGTCCCATGCGGTATGAACCGGGTGGCTTTCATCCACCGTGACAACCTGCATTCGCCCATCGCGCTCGGCATTGGCCATTTCAGCGCCAAAGTATGCGCCAACCATCGCCCCAGAAAAGCTGCACAGATACTCCTGTTCAAACAACGCGCGCCCAAAGTCTATGCCCCACAAGCCTTGATATTCGGCAAGCGCGTCATCCAGATCGGATTGCGTCAAGGCCCCAGTGTCTTCTGCGGTCAGAACCTGGGCAAACCATCGCGGGTCAGTCTGCGCCCTATCCAGCATCGTCTTGGCGTGATTGTTACCGCGTGGCGTGGTGATGAATGCGGCGAAGCCCTTGGCCTCGCGGATCATCGGTTGATGATAGGCCCATGCGGCAGGGTTCGACAACGCCCATTCGGAATAGCCAATGCCCTTGGGCCCAGAGCCGACCGTGCTGTCATACCGATCCGAACCGATAAGCTGGAAGGTTGCGCCGTTCTTCAACTCAATGAACATGTCGTCATCTTGCATTCGCTTGATGATCGAAGTTGGGAAGGCTTCGAGAATGCGGCGCTTGCCGGTGTTGCCGTTTACGCCGTTCCAGATTGCCTTGCGCGCCTGCTTTTGTTCCGGGAAACAATGCCAATAGGTGCCGGGGTCTTCAAGTGCCCGCGTCCGCATGGCATTCATAAGGA